TTGCATTTGAACCGAAATATGATAACCCTAAACTGTTAATGGATGTTTCCCAATTATTGCCTTCTAAATCTATATTTGCCTCGTCTGCTGTTGCCGAGCCTCTTGCGTCTATGTTTGCCCCTGTTTGTCCGCCATAAACATATAACTGTGACTCTGTTGGAATAGAAGAAACTTGTCCGATAGCTAATTGAGGTTGTGCAGTAGAGCCTATTGGATTTGTAAAAAAAGCAAGCGTCTTGTTTTGATGGTTTTTTAAAAATAATGTACCTGATGTTGTATTTTCAAGGTAACTATAATAATTATTTGTATTATTTTTTATAATAAATCTTGGAGCAGTACCGTTAACTTCAAGATAACTGTTGGTATTATCCCATAACAGCCTTGAACTATCAGTTAGAGATGTTGGGCTTGAAGTATATGGTATTCTTCCAGTTGTAAATGTACCTGCATTTGAAACTACCGAACTACTCAAAACCTTCTCAACAACCCCAGTACTCGTATTTCGTGTTAAAATGTCGTAAGTTCCGGTGCTTGTTGTAGGAGCAGTTGATAAAGTTAAAGCGGTGGTTTTTGTTGAGCCGTTTACTTGTAGTTTGTTTACTCCGTCATCTGTTTCTGTGGCGATTAAAAAGTTTCCTGATGATTTTATTGTAGCGGATTTACTCGAAAAATTTGTATAGAATTCAATATCTTTTGATGGTGTAAACGCTATAATTCCTTTGCCAGAAGCGAAGAACCCTTGAGCACCGTTTCCTCTGAACTCTAAATAGTTAGAAGCGCCATTTCTTTCTAAAGCAAATAGATAAGACGATGGCACGCCACCTGTTAGTCCAATAGATACCCCTGTACCATCTGTTTGTAACGGACTATTCCCCAACGTACTACTACCTGTTGCTTTAGGGATGTAGTTCGTTGTTAGTGTGCCACCTATTTTAGTACCCAATCCATCAACTAAAGCTTTTGTACTTGCATAAGTTGTTGAACTTGATGCCGTGTAGCTGTCTGATTTGTTGGCTTGATTTTCGGGTGTGTACCCCAAAGCTGTTGAAACACTTTTATTTTTCCATAACCCTGATGCAGTTTCGTAAGTTAAAACATCATTGTTAGTTAATGCTGTAAATAACACATCCGAACATTCTCTTAATTCCTGCGTGTTTTGAATTTTAACTAAAATTGAACCGTTCCCTCCAGATTTCTTTATAACATAACCAATCAATACCAAATGGTTTGGGGATGTTGGAGCAACATTTGTATAAACTCCATTAGTAGTAGATAGCCAAAGTAAATCGCCCTCGTTAAATGCCAAAGTATTAAGGCTATGAATTTCGCCGCTTGTAACTATGAATCCATTGCTTCCATTTGGTATGCTTTCAGTTGCTACCCCAATGGTTCTTGATGATGTGCTTTCTGAATTCGCATTCGCTAAAGCCACGCTCGGCAAATCACCTGTTGAACCCGTTACATAAACAACTTGGCCATCCGTGATAGCTAACCCCGTACTGTTGTGCACTAATATGCGTTGTTCTTGTCCTATTTGTAAATTAGTGTTGCCAATACCGTCAATTAACGAGGCTGTTCTATAAGTTGCATCCCAGCTAATTGTTCCAAGCGTTGTAGGTATTCCTGTCGGGGTAGTATCTAATTTAAGGTAGCCACCGCTAACACCGTACTCGCTTAAATTTACGTTTTGAGTTGCTCCTGTGTAGGGTACTCTTGTGGCTAATGAATCCGCTTTGGCAAATAAAGCGGCAGGAGTTTTTTTATGAATCCCGTCAACCTGCTGTGTAACAAAATAAGTAGGCGTACTGTTTTCAGCGTTGTTTTTCTCCGTAACAACTCCGTAAGTTGGATTTTGGTAAGTTTGTCCGTATAATGATACGGTAAATAATAGTAAAAAAAATATCTTTTTCATTTTATATTGGTTTAATTTTATCCCCAAGTGCAGGTGTAAATGTTAATGATAATGTATTTGATGTTTGGTACCAATCGACATCATCTAATAAGGCTCCATTCCAAAACACAGCATTAATTAATGATTCTATACCTAAATTAAATGTTGTTTGAGAACCATCTGCTGTAAATTGTAATTTAGGAAATGATTCTAATACAGGAGGAACAAACCAATCTGTTCCCACTCCTGGTTCTGAATTTTTACCTGTCAAGTTCTGATATGTAATACCTAAATAAGATGCAATTGCATTTACTTTATACCTTCTTTTTGCATCCCAAGTTAAGGCAGAATTTTCAAGATTTAATTTACTTCTTGCCATTGTTTAATTTTTTAGGTGTAACATTTGGCTCAACAACAACTTCTTCTTTTGGAATAATATTCTCTTCTTCCAAGTTTTTCATAAAGTTTTCATCCCATTGTCCTGCGTTCAACATTTCAGTTGCTTGTTCTCTTGAAATTAATGGTACTGCTCCATCTATTCCCAACATTTCACGTACTGCTTTAATTTCTTTCAATGGGTCAATGTGTGGCATATTTTTACCAGTAAATCGACATTGGGAATAACTTTCTGTTACCATAAAATTGTCGATGTTTTCTAAATATCCGGGAGCCGAAATTTTATTCGTCAATATTTGGTGTTCCAGCCACAATTTGTAAAAAGGAATGTAATATTGGTTTGCAAATCTATTTCTGTTTATGATAGTGAAATATCCAAAACTATTAATGGCAGCTCTTGAAGCAGAATAATTGGAATTAAACTCTTGCATAGCAACCTCTGGAGGAACATCTGCTCCAGCACTTATTGACTTGAATATAGTACCGTGAAATTCTCCAAAATTTGTTTCTATGCTTGATTCAAATGATTTTAGTTTTGACCCATTTGGCATATTGTAAGCTTGTCCAGAAGTAGTTTCTGCAATCCTGTTCGCTAATCCATCTGCCAAAATTCTTTCCGTATTTGCATCGGTTGAAACCGTTGTTTCCCCTCTTTTTTGAGCCACAATTTTGTCCAACACATTTTCCCCTGTTGAAAATTCTTCGTGTTCTATCGTGTGTACAATCTTTGCTCCTTGTTCTGCTTTGGTAACGGCTGCCTCCACATACCTATCCAATTTATTTATTTTTTCAAGGGATTGTGACATTTCTGGAACTGCCCTCAAATGGTCTGGACTTATTTTTTTACCCGAAATAAACCAAGCCAATCTTTTTTTGCTTTTGGTTCCAATAGCAGGTATTCTCTCAAATTCTGCAATACCATCCTTTTTTGGTTTTGTATTCACAAAATATGCTACGTGTGCGCCCCTTTCGTCAATCTCTATTCCGTGACAAATTGTATTTCCTCTTTTTTCTGCATCTGCATAGAAACTTTTTTCCAGTCCAGGGTCGCAAACGTGTTCTCCTGATATTAGTTGAATGTTTGGTCCATTATCATCAAATCTTGCAATGGCCAACATATCCCCTCCCAAAAATGAACCTTGATAAGAATCCCAACCCAATTCGTGTAGTGACTGTTGTTTTAGGAAATCACACTCTTTGGAGTTGGCATAAATCATAAATCGGGCCTCAACTTCTTTTTGAAACTTGGCATAAACCTTGGCATCATTAAAAATTCCTTCGGTTTCTAAAACTGTTCTGTTGGGTTCAGCTTGTAATTTCAATCCCGATCCGATTGTCCAATAAAAGAATTTTGAAGCAATTATTTTTATTGTGTCAATAGTGGCATAGGCATTGTACATTCTCAACCTCAATTTCTTGAAATCAGGAATGTTTCGGGTCACTACCCCTAATTCCCCAAGTGTTTTCTCTCCATCCCAAACCTTATCTACTATTGGATAATTGTGACCGTAGGCAATATCGCCTTGGTAAACAACACTCGATGGCTGTTGTATTGGTTCTGATTTATCTACCTTTTGATAACCAAAAAAACTTAAAATTCCCATACTATTTGTTTTTTAATAAAGCCTTCCCCCAACTAATCTTGTTACTCTACCGTTAAATCGGTTAATGTAATCTTGCCTGATTTTACGTAATCCTTCCAATGCAGAAATTAAATCTCCAATATTTCGATAATTAGAGCGCACTTTCATCTGTCCATCATCAACTTCCATTTGGTTATATACACCTGAAAGAGTTGAATCTAAAATAGTTGCCTCCATTTTTTCTATAAGTAAATCATACGTAGCGACTTTTCCAATTAAAGCTGATTTACTTTCTATATACTGTGAAATTGTAATATATTCATCGTTCATATTAAGCGTATTTTAAATTAGTATTGTTCCTTCTTACTCCCTTTAGTTTATTGTGAAGATTTGATATGTTACACCCTAAATGTTTAGCTGCTTTTGCTACTGAAAGAAATTCCATTCCGGTTACAACATCAATTATTCTTGTTCCGTGTTTAGAAGATATTTTCAATTTAGTTTCTTCACTATGATTTCTCCCGATTAATCCTGATGATATTTTTTTTCTTGATTCTAATGTGTGAGTATGTCCAATATGAGAATCCCTATATTTTTGTCTTGTTTCATCTGAAATATTTCTACTGTTTTCAGCTATCTTCAATCTAGTTTCTAAACTATGTTTCTTTCCTTTATGAGAATCAGATATTTTTTTTCTCATTTCTTCTGGAACAGTTTTTCCCACTTGTCCTAAAGACTTCCTATGTCTTGTTTCTAACGATGGGTTGCTGTTCGCAATTGATAATTTCTTTTTTGTTTCTTCGGAATGTTTTCCGGTTTTATGGTTAGATTGTGTTAAAAAACAATTTAATCCATTTTCAACGCAATTAAACAATTCTTGATAATAACGTTCTCTATCATTTAATTTATCAATACTACAATTTTCAACAATCTCAATTAAATGTGTTTCATATCCATATTTTAAAAAAGAACGATGTAATTTTGGTTGTTTTTTACATCTTAATTTTTTATAATCACGTAATCTTCTTTTAATATCAATACTCTGACCAATATAAATTTTTCCGCTTGGTGATGTTATTTTGTAAATTCCAACCATATTACTACCTTTTACACAAAAAGGAGAACCTGCCTGATTAGACAAGTTCTCCTTTCTCGTTAATTGTTATACGATGTTTCACAACATTGTTCGATTTAATTCTCTACAAATATATAATTTTTTAAACAAAAAAGCCGTATAAAATAAATTACACGACTTTTAAGGAAAATAAAAAACAACTAGAATAAGGTTTTACAAAGATATTCAATTTTGTTTATCATTTTAATTTTTGTTTTTTTTTACTGATTTTTAGTTTCTGATACTTCCTTTCTAATTTCGTGAGATAAATTCTTAATCTCCAAAAGCGTTTTTCTCAAACGGGTTCCGGCTGACTTGTTTCCTGCAAAGAACTTCGCTCCCTCTTGTTGTGCTAAATAATTCAATTCAGCAAGTTTTTTTAAATTTTCCATATTCTATTGTTTTGGGTTTTACAATGCCCGCCCAAGGCAGTTTATCTACAAATTATGATATTTTAGTTCAAATTCTTTAATACATTTTTTGGCTTTTTCTATTGAATTAAATTGTGCTTTTTGGTTCATAAAACTTGAAACAGAACCATTAGTAGAAACAGACCACCAAGATACATCTACACTAATTTTTGGTTTAAAAAACATAGGAAGTACTTTTGACCAAGATGTTTCTATTTTTATTTCAGTCCTAATTTCCTTTTCAATGTAGAATTTTCCAAACTGTTCTCTTATTCTAAATTTGTCTTTATTCATAACTAATAATTTTCTTCAACAACAATACTATTTATTCTCTCAATTACTTTGGGTTTCAGCATCCAATAAATATCAATATCGTTTATTTTTATCAGCTCTGAACTCCAACCTCCTTTATATCCTGTTTCTTCTTCTGGAGCAGAATATTCTCCAAATACCTCAAATTCTATTCCTTCGTAGTTTATGTTATGTGTCACTTGGTTCATAATCTCGTATGATTTTAAATTCATAATTAATTTTAGATGGAACAATAATAAACTTTTCTGTTTGAATTGTCATTTCGCTTTTGGCGATTATTCCTGCTACTGTTCTACTTGAATAATCCCTGCCAAATCTACTCGCTATGTCTGAAACTTCCATTCCGTTTCGATGGAGTTCCAATATTCTGCTTTTTATAGTTTGTGATTCTGTCATTGTTTTTTGATTTTTATTATTGTTTTTTCTATTATTACATTAACTAAAAACTCATTATCCATTTCTTTTATATAGCAAATCTCTTCCGTAGCATTATCAAAATCAGGAAAAAATAAAAACCCTTCAATATTAGATATACAAGTTTCAATTCCATCACCAAGATATATAAATGGATATTCATCTTGAATATTTTTATATTCCGCATATTTCATTTGACTAATTTTATACTCAAATAATATTTTTTCAGAAACTTTGTGTATTTCTTTTTTTTCGTTTTTCATAATATATATTTTAATTAATCCAATATCCCATATATTGATTTTGTCCATTAAAAAGATTAATACCGTCAGTAGTATAATTATCCGATTTACATAACATCCTATGCGTTTTTATTGGAAGCAGTTTAATCATTTCAATTGATATTGGCTCACAATTTTCCGAATATTCTGGAATAGGATTATTTAAAAAATATTCTTCAAGAAATGAAATAGGATAAATATTTTCGTTATTTTTTTTTTCTATTTTAATTCCAATATTTTTTAATTTATATTCAATAGAAATAACACGTCCTAAAAAACTTCTATATCCATCATCTAAATTTTTTTTGAAATTTTTTATTTTAATTTTTTTCATTTTTTAAATCTTTTTTAGTTGTGTTATAGGTTGGTATCGTTATCACATTTTGGGGAAATGCCGATCTCAAGAATGTGAAATGCCTGTCTACATTTTCGTGTTGGGACACCTCGCTATCATACATTTCCCAATTTGGTGAAATGGTGTTCGCCATTAGACGTAGATTACGTTCTGAGGTAATTTCAGGGAAATAAGAAAGGGCTTTGTGTGTGAGGGCATACCATACAGTTCGATCATATTTGTGCTTATTATAGTTGCCTTTTATGACCAGGCCATCTGCCACGACATTGGCAATAACTGTTTCAAGTTGTCTTTTTGTCCACCAAGGGAATATGACCTCGTAGGCCTCTAAAGTATTGAAAGACCAACATAGGCCGTCGTAAATATTTTGACAATTTGCTAAATTTAAGAACGTCCATTGGGCTAGCTGCTGGACAAATATTGCGGAGTTTAAATTAAAATCTTTTGCTATCTTTGCATCAAACGTATTTATCATGATATAATTCCTTCGTGTTGGCAGCTTTTGTGGATGTAAAAAAGCCGCCTAACCCGCAGACTCTAGGCCAATGCCGTGGGTTTTTGTGTTTACCAGTGCTGGCCATAGATGCGGCTATGTGGCTTTGAAGCCTGAAGAGCATCTGAAAATTACAGAACATAAGAAACCGGATGATACATGCGCGATTATAAGCAAACAACAAATAGATGCCATTATGGAGCTTTTAGAAGGTGTCGCATTAACTGAGGAACGCTTTAGCAAGGCTTTGGAAAATTACGGGGTGTCTTACATAGAAGACCTATCTTTATCGCAGGCAGACGATTTTATAATAAACTTAAGGAAAATATATGCTAAACAAAGCAATGTTAGTGGGGCGTGTGGGGAAGGTTGACACAAAGCCTTTAAAGAACGGTAGCACAATGACTACCGTTTCCTTGGCTACAAGCCGTAAATTTGCAGATACCAACGGGGAAAAGAAGGAAATTACCACCTGGCATATGGTGAACTTCTTTAGCAAGATGGCAGATGTTGCGGCCAAATATGTACATGTTGGGGACTTGATTCTTGTAGAGGGTGAAATCAACCATAAGAAGATTGAGTCCGGCGAAAAGACTGGGCAATGGGCTTACTCATTGACGGCCAATGACGTTAAGTTTCTCAGTAGCTCGAACAAAAGTGCACAAGCTCCAAAGCCTGCGCCAGAGCCACAGTATAGCCAACCAGCTTATGCAAGCCATAATTCTCATGATGAAGGGGTCCCTTTTTAACTACCGTTATAATACCATTCAATTTTTTTTATAGCCTCTTCTATGGAATAACAAACTGCCATAAAGTAGTTTTGTTGTTCCATATGCTTACCAAATGTAATCTGATAAGGTGATAATCTGCCATCTTTGCTTTTTAGTTCTATCCATGCCCCGATATAGCCATGACGGCCACAAGCTACCAGTAAATCCCAAACCCCAGGCATCATTCCCATGGCTTTTAGGTTTCTACCATATTGCGGAGATCGTTTTCCCTCATTTGGGGTATGGATAACAATGTGTTTCAAGACAGGGTGCAAGCGTGTCCAGTGAATCACAGATTTTTGGATAGAATCCTCTGAGACTTCACCGGACTTTAACAGGCCTAAGCGTGGCATTTGTTTAGAGATATTCTGTAATCATTACAAAGCCCGCAGTTCCATCCCCGCCCGCTGCAGCACCTGCGGCATTGAATGAAACACCACCTGCACCGCCTGCGCCTTTTCCTGTTCCCGCGGTTCCCGTGCCTTGTGCGGCTCTTGCAGCGCCACCACCACCTATAGAAGATGATCCGCCAAAACCTACTATGTTTGTTGCAACACCAGTA